GTCAAGGACAAAGTGGTGATCTTTTAGCATTTTGTGTGTGTTTTAGTGTGATGTAAATGTACAAACTTCTGTATAATTAATTGCAAGTGAATTGTAAAATTTATTTTTGTTTTCCACCAGCGGTAATTTTTTTATTTGATTGGTTTTAATTTCCACTACCGATTTTAATTTCCACTACATCCTCGGATTTCGTCTAGGGTTTTAATTTCCACTACCGATTTTAATTTCCACTACGGGCGCGAACCAGTTTTAATTTCCACTAGGTATTTTAATTTCCACTAGGGGTTTGGATTTCCACTAGGGGTTTTAATTTCCACTAGATCGCCGCGCGCTTTTTGTTTTCTCTTATTCATTTTGTTTTATTTTTACTCGTTTGGATTTCGTCTACTGATTTGGGTTTTTACTTTGGTTTTCTTTTCTGTTTTTACTTTGGTTCTGTTTTACTCTACGAATTAGCGCGGTAATTTTCGCGGCGCTGGTTTGGTTGTAAATTTTGTAACTGGTTCTAACTGGTTCTAATTTGGTTTATTCGTTTTGTTTTATACTACGGATTTGAACCGCTCTTTTTTACTTTGGATTTCGTCTAATCGTTTGGATTTCGTCTACTGCTTTGGATTTCGTCTAATCGTTTGGATTTCGTCTACTGCTTTGGATTTCCACTAGCGGTTTGGATTTCGTCCACTGGTTTAGGTTTCGTCTACCTTTGGATTTCGTCTACCTTTGGATTTCGTCCAGTACTTTTGTTTTATACTACGTTCGCGCGCTTGGTTTTTTAGCCTATTTTTAAGCTCGCAGCAAAGAGATTTTTTTTATTGGTAGTAATGTATGCGCTAAAATTTAAACGTCTTAAAACGCCTAATTTTAGCCTGCTATTTTTTGCAAGTTGTACGCCATGCAGTCCAAACCGTATTCGATCGAATAGCCTATTTTTATTAGGTCGTTTTCTAGGTTTAATAAATTAGCGTAGGTTTGGTCTTTTGTCAAGTAAAGCGCCAAAATAGCCCGCAAATCAGCGGGCCAAAGTTCAGGGAATTCGAATAGGTCAAGCATTTTTTTTTGTGTTTTAAGTTAGAAATAAAGAGAAGCAACGGCGGGAAACGAACCCGCCCACGTTCCAAAGTTGCTTGAAAAAAAAGGGGAATTAAATCCCCCGTACTAAATTAACCGTCGTTTGAATGTCGTAAGACTGGAATACAATACAGCCGCCAAAGTCCTTACCTTTATAAATTTTCCCGCCTATTTTTCTGGACTTTTTTACCACTAGGTCGAACCTTTCTAAAATAGTAAGGCCTTCGCCTTCGCCGTCGTTTAATAGGTCGTAAAAATGTACCACATACCTAGGGTTTCCGTTAACGTCGTTTTTTATGCGTTTCATTTTGTGTGCTGTTTAGTGTTTAATATCTAGTTCCTAAATGCTGGTTCAATTCTTCGATTGATTCAAACGCAAATTCGTCGTCGTTATCGAAGTCGTAAACGTAAAAATCAACTGGTTGACCGAACGCGCTCGCGATCGTTACGCCATTTTCCAAGGCCATATAAACATATCCCGAATTAATATTAAATCCTTCTTCAATTATTTCTTCGCCTGCGAAGTGTTCAGCGTATGCGGCCCAAACGATTGATTTACTTTTTGCGTCAAGGTAAGCGACCGAAAAATTAGGGATAAATTTTTTTCCCAATGATGTTTGGTTTTGTGTTGTCATGGTTTCTGTTTGTTTAGTGTTGTTAGTGTTTATTTAATTAGCGTTAGTCCGAGTAGGTAGCCTAGAAATAAGATAGGCGCAAAGGCGATAATAAAGTAAATTATTTGTCCGAGTACTTTTGTAGCTTTCTTCATATTAAAACGCGATTTTGTCTAACTGCATACCGTACAAAAGGCCAACGGCGATAATTACGGCCATAATTCCAAAAGCCATAATATTTGCTTTTGCGTTGTCACTCATTTTGTTTGTTGCTGTGTTGTTGTTTGAAGTTGTCATGTTGTTTGTGTTTTAGTGTGTGTGTGTGTTTCTAATTGTTAAGTAAATTTACAAACTTTTGTAAAATAAGTCAAGTGTTTAGGTAAATATTTCTTACTTTTTTTACTTTTTTTTTTACTTTTTTTTCGGTTTGGACTTATTCCGTTCCGTTGTATTGTTAAGTAAAAATAATACAAAGCTTTGTAAGTTGCAATACTTTGTAAATATATTTTTTATTTTTTTTTATTTATTTTCATTTACCTTTGGTTTGGTTAACCAAATTAAACCTATTTTTTAGTGCAGGATATTGTAACACATGGAAAAAAAGAAACGCGGCGGACCGCGGCCCAATTCAGGCCGACCGCCTAAAATCCAAGAAGTAAAGCTAATAGAACAAATGGACGCTATTTGTGTGCCCGACAAAATTTGGGAGGCCTTGCTAATGAAGTGCGCGCAAGGCGACACGCAAGCGCTGAAACTTTGGCTTTCTTATCGGTTTGGATTACCGAAACAGCAAATTGACGTAACGAGCAACGGCGAAAAGATAGCGCCTCCCATTCAATGGATTGGCCGTAATGTGGCGATTGAAGCGGCAAAGGTGATAAATGAGGAAGACGAACCGCAAGCGCTGGAACTTAAGGAACTAAACGAAATTCAGTAAATGATTAACTTGCTAGAAGACTATAAGCCGTTATTTTATGAGGAACCCGAAACCCGTTATTATTTAATTACAGGCGGCCGCGGTTCTGGAAAGTCCTGGACTTTGGCGCTTTTCCTTTTGAATCTTACCTACGAAAAAGGCCACGTCATTTTATTCACGCGATATACTTTAGTTTCCGCGTTTATTTCGATAATCCCCGAGTTTTTAGACAAAATAGAAATAATGGGAAAAGTAAATGACTTTGAGGTAACCCAATCCGAAATCATTAATAAATTAACAGGCTCAAAGATTCTATTTCGAGGAATCAAAACGAGTTCAGGCGTAAACACTGCGAATCTAAAATCGATCGCTGGTTTGTCAACTTGGGTAATTGATGAAGCGGAGGAATTAACAGATCCCGACGTATTCGACAAAGTCGACCTTTCAATACGAGCGAAGGAAAATTATAACCGCGTTATTTTGGTAATGAATCCAGCGTATAAATCGCACTGGATTTACAACGACTTTGTTAAAAAGAAGCGAAAGGATACGACCTATATTCATACGACATACATTGACAACAAAGAAAACTTAAGTGATTCATTCATCCAAGCAGCGGAAAAGACAAAGAAAGAAAACCGCGCGCGATACGAACACCTATTTTTAGGAACATGGTTAGACGACGCTGAAGGTATGCTTTGGAATCGCGCGATACTTGGAAAAGCTAGAATAGACGAAGCGCCGAACCTTTCGAGAATTATAGTTGCAATCGATCCAGCAACTACGGCGAATATGAACAGCGACGAAACTGGTTTAATAGTAGTCGGAAAAGATAGCGAAGGTTTTGGTTATGTGTTGGAAGACCTTAGCGGAAAGTATAGCCCGAACCATTGGGCAAAAGTTGCAACGGACGCGGCCTTTCGTTGGAATGCGGACTGCATAGTCGCGGAAAAGAATCAAGGCGGCGACATGGTCGAAGCTGTATTAAAATCGCAAGGAAGTAATTTTCGAATAAAGCTAGTAACCGCAACTAAGGGAAAATTTGTGAGAGCTGAGCCTGTTTACTCTTTGTACGAACAAGGGCAAATATATCACGTTGGAAGCTTCCCTATTTTAGAATCGCAAATGGTAACATTTAATCCCGACAAAGGGAAAAGCCCCGATAGAGTTGACGCGCTTGTTTGGGGATTAACTGAACTAATGGTAAAAAATAACTTTGAATTCTCAATATGAAAAAAGAAACGATTGCCGCGCTTATTTTAATGTTAATCACTTATTTATTTATCGCATTTGTAGTATTAGATTTTAACGTGCTTAGTTGGCATTGGTTGGCTCGCGCTGTTATGGTTGTAACTTGGTTTTACGGAGTTACATTTTTAGAAAAGAATAAATAAGTATATTTGCTAAAACGAATATGCTATGCTATTAAAGGCTCTAAGGTCTTACATTAATCCTGCGGTTATTTCGACACCTCAGAAACCAGATGTAAACCTACTCAATCAAATACTTTATGGTCAATTCACGGCCTCTACGCTTGTAGTTTGGTACGACTCAAATCAGCAGACTTTTATCGACCAAGGTTACAAAGGAAACGCGCTTGTTTACTCAATCATCCGAAAAATCGCCGAAAAGGGTAAGCAGTGCCCGACCTACGTTTATAAGGAGACTGAAGCGGCTAAAAAGTACAGAGGCGGAAAGTATAGCGCGAAAGAGTTAAATAGAATCCAGAGCATAGCGTTTAGAAAAAAGGAATTAGAAGACGTTAATTATTCCGATCCAGTAAGCCAATTGATTAAGAATCCTAACCCTATGCAGACTTGGGCGGAGTTTCTTGATTCTATGCTAACGTGGTACAATACTAGCGGTGAAATCTTTGTTTATGGCTTTGCTCCACAGGATGGCCTAAATAAGGGCAAGATTAAGGAAATGTACGTTATGCCGTCCAACTACGTGGAGATTGTAGCTGGCAACTTATTTGAGCCAGTAAGAGGCTATAAATTGATTATTGGAGACCAGAACATTGAGATTCCAGCCGACCAGGTATTGCACATCAAAACCACAAATCTTACTTGGGATTTGAACGGAGCGCAGTTGAGAGGTATGCCACCGCTTTTGGCTGGTTTAAAGACTTTACAGGCGAACAACGAAGCAACTGAGGCAAAACAGAAGACTTTCCAGAATGGAGGCGCTAAAGGCATTATTTCTCCAAATGTAAACAATCCTGAGTTTTGGCCTTCCCCTGATCAACGAGCGAAAATGGATGAGCGGATTGATGAGAGGATAAACGGAAATAAGAACATTAATAAAATCGTTGCCTCGTCTATTCCTTTGCGTTACGATGCAATTGGATTGTCGCCTGTTGCAATGGATATTATTAACTCTCAAAATATGGACTTGCAAACGCTTTGCGGTCTGTGGGGAGTCAATCCTGTATTGTTTACTTCGAACGCTACTTATGCCAACTTAGAAGGCGCTCAAAAGGCATTGGTTACCGATGTGATCATGCCTCAGCTTCAAATGATTGAGGAGAAGTTTACGCAATGGCTTGGCAAATCTTACGGAGCTGATTACGTCATTGACTTTGATATTTCATCATTCTCTGAGTTACAACCCGATGTCCAAGTTATTTTGGACACATACGGTAAATCGCCTTACTTTACTGGTAACGAAGTTAGAAGCTTATTGAACTGGCACGCGAGCGAAGACCCAGCTATGGACGTGCATTGGATACCTAGCAACGTGATTCCAAGTGAGGAGGCTTTAGGAACTGCTGCAACGGACTTTAGTGATTTCCCAGCGTAAAAAATGAGAAAAATAAATTACTCCAAGGTTAGAAGGTCAGCGCAAGCCGACTTGAAGAAATACGAACGCCTTGGAGTAAAAATATTTACTGAGGCATTAAGAGAGCAAGCCAAGCCAGTTGTGCCTTTGTTGCCGATGCAGGAGGCTTACGTAAAGTTCTATCAAGCTGTATTTGTTGATTCTGCAACTAAAGAGTATAATAGAATACGGCAGGATAATAGAGAGAAGAAGTTTCTGCCAGATAATTTTTTTCTTAGCGCTTGGCTTGAGTTCATTAAGAGTTGGGTGATTCAGAATTTAGGTCAATTGATATTTGATGTAACAGACACTAGCCAGAAGAAGGTAAATGAAATCGTTGCTCAAGGAATTAAAGATGGATTAAATCCTAGACAAATTGAGGAGGTATTAATTCAACAGATTCCTGATATTAAAAGAGCTAGGGCAATTGCTAGGACTGAATCAACAAGGGCTTACAATGAAGGAAAGATGAAGTCTGCAATTGATTGGGCCAATCAGACTGGAACTCAGCTATGGAAGATATGGATTCACGGAGGAGCTAAAGAACCAAGGATTCAGCATATTCTAGCGCAGAATAAACCGAAAAGATTTGATCAGCCATTTGTATTTAATTCTAACGGTATTCAAGTATTAATGGATAAGCCAGGAGATTTAAATGGAGGGGCCGCTCAAACTATAAATTGCTCATGTGTAGTGATTTATGTTTCAGAGTCTTACGCAAGAAGATATTTTAAGGATACCTTTATTCTGTAGGTGGTTTTGTTTGTTAATTTTTTTTCTTTGTATATTTGGGTAAACGAATAAGCAATGCTACAAAAAGCCGAGCAAACGTATTCTGATTATCCAGAGGCGGTTAGAAATAACGCTAAGAGAGTTTTGAAATACGTTGAGGAAAACGGCTGGGGACCTTGCGGAACGCCAGTAGGCAAGCAAAGAGCCAACCAGCTTGCAAACGGCGAGCCTGTATCGGTTGACACTATTAAGCGGATGTATTCGTATTTAAGTCGTCATGAAGTTGACTTAGAAACTTCAACGTCTTATGGAGAAGGATGCGGATTGCTTATGTACGATGCTTGGGGGGGTAGGGCTGCTTTGACTTGGAGCAGAAATAAATTAAAGGAATTAGAAAAGACTAGCGATATGGGTTTTGTAAAAAAAGGATTAAACCAAGGCTTTGCTGAAAGCGATATGAAGCAAGGAATCGTAAGCGGTTATTTTGCCGTTTTCGGTAACAAAGACCTTGATGGCGATATTATCGAGCCAGGTGCATTTACCAAGACGGTAATGGAGCGCGGCCCACAGGGAAAGCAATTAATCAAGTATTTACTTGACCACGATAAAAACAAGGTTGTTGCTAAGATTACAAACCTTTACGAAGACAATAAAGGCTTGCGTTACGAGGCTAAAATTGGAACGCACGCAGCTGGCCAAGACTTTCAGAAAATGATTGAAAGCGAGCTAATTAACCAGCATTCCTTTGGCTTTAGAACTATTAAAGAACAGTTCGACCAAGAGGCCAAAGCTAACCTAATTAAAGAGGTAATGATGTACGAAGGCTCAGCGGTTCAGTTCTTAGGAG